ATGAGAGGACAACAATCACTTTTCGATAATTATATTGAAAAGCCTGTTAAGAAAACAACCCGGAAGGGGCGTTCTGCTGATATGATCGCACTCAGGGACGAATGCTTGCTATACCGTTACTATTATCACATCAAATTACAGGGGAAGCGGTACGATATGGCGCTGCATGAATTGTCGACCGAATTCTGGATCAAGAACAGCAACATTATTTACCGCCTGCAATGTAATAGTGAAAGATTGGAGCAGATCATGAAAGAGGAGCAACCGGATTCAAAGCAATTAAGAGTATTATATCCCTGGTGGGCATGGTAAGGATAAACAAAAAACGCTGCAGATTCTGCAGCGTTTTTTGTTTTATTTAGTCGCTCGCTTTTCCTGATGTACAGGCGACCGCAGGATCCCGGGTGCAGGGTATAGTTTGATAGATGATCTGTCCTGACCACTTTTATTTCCACATCTTTATCTATAAATAATCTTAAGGGAGTATGTCCAGTGGTGGAGTAGGGATCTCGCTTGTAACAGCAGGCACAGGGTGCTCATTAAAGTTGAGGCTATAGGTGAGCACCCGCACACGGAATGCATCGTGTTTGTCTATAGTGGTGAGCGCCCGTATCCGGAACGTATCCCCTCTGTCTTCTGTGATCGTTTTGATACGTGTTAAGGGCGCTATTGCACCATTCGTCCATCCCTGTAATGCCCGGTGCAATTGCAGCTCTGCTTCGTAAAAGGCCAGCGCAGTGGGAGTATCCAGGAACGTGACACCGTCTGCCACTGTGATCTGCGTGGCCAGCCTGCATTGCAGCTCACTGGATACGGTTTGTGCATAACCAGTTAGCTCCGCATACGCGAGGTTGGTGAAATCAATAAATAAGCAGGGCCATTGGGAAGGGGCGCCATTGTAATTCTCCGTTTGAGAAAGTTCGGGGTATACGCCTTTAATCAAAGGCGCTTTCTCTCCAATAAGTGTTTCCAGTGAAAGGAAAAGATTCGAAAATAAACTATCCATTCTTTATTATTTAAAGTGATCAATTTCCGGTATAAAGGTCGGTGCAATTGGTTTCTTTTCCTTCCGCACTTTTAATGATTGGACAGCGGATGAAGTATGATTATGCAATAGAAGAATAAGCATTGTTTCCTGATTTTTTCAGCATGTGCCGATGTTGTTCCTTTGTATTGTAATCGCTTGCTGACACAGTAAGTAAAGTGTGAAAGAGGCAGTTTGTGAAAGTTATAATGTTAACCCCAGATGTTACTATTAAATACAATTATACATGCAGATCCTGAGCAGACCGTGTTCCAGCGGCTTGGCGACCAGGCATTCTCGGTGATCGTTTTAATAGGTATTGCATGGATCCTATGGAAACGCCAGATAAAACTGGAAGACCGTTTAACCCAATACCTGGATGACGACCGCGAGAAAATGATGGGCGTGATAGAGAACAACACGAAAGTGATGGAGCGGCTGGAAGACGTGCTGAACAGGAGTAACCCCAAGTAAGAAAATGAGAAGAATAGATTTTATCGTTATCCATTGTACTGCAACTCCTCAGGATACCCGTCCCGAAGCCATTCAGCACTATTGGAACGAATATCTCAAATGGAAAAATCCCGGTTACCACTACCTGATAGAAGCATCGGGCGATGTAAGGCAACTGGCTACTGAAGAGCGTATCTGTAACGGCGTAGCAGGACATAATGCAAATAGCATCCACGTCAGTTATATCGGCGGGATAGATGCTGATAACAAGCCATTGGACAACAGAACGCCTGCACAGCGGCAATCAATGCGGGTATTGATCATGAAGTTGAAGAAACAGTATCCGCAAGCGCAAATCCAGGGCCACCGGGATTTTCCATTTGTTAAGAAAGCGTGCCCCAGTTTTGATGCGCGCCAGGAGTTCAACGATTTATAAAAAATATACCTATGGCATTTTGTAGAAAGACCGGATCAAAGATCAAACAGGTATTGCAACAGTTTGATTCTTTCATCGAACGGCACGCTGAAGAAGCGTTGCAGGTGACGAAGATCATCCAATCAGCGCTGGAAAGCCCGGTGGCGGACTTGTTGGAAGCGATCATTCCCGGAGATGCGGACACCATTTTTAAGAACAAATTATTACAGGCGCTGGAAATAGGCATTGACGCGCTAAGCATCGTGAATACCTGCCGGCGGGAGGCCAGTCTGGAAGCAAAGCTCCATTGCTTTGTGAATGGACTGAAAACAGTATCGCCGGATTTGCAGGATGCAGTATTCCAAAAGCTGCAAAGCATTCTCCTGCGTGAACTGGATGGCAATACCAGGAAGCAGAATATTTACGACCTGTTTAGCCAGGCAGCTTACAGCAATAGTAAATAGCATTTAAACCAATTACAATGAACCAAAAAAAGTAAGAAATGGGATTACCAAAAGTAGCAATTACATTAGGAAACGGTAACCTGGGAGCGAATGCTGCCAGCAATGATGGAGTAGCGGGATTGGTGCTAACCGGCGCAGCAACAACAAACCTGCCTCTGAGCACTCCAAAAGTGATCTTTAGCCTGAGCGAAGCAGAAGACCTCGGCATCCTGGCTGAGAGCAGCAATGCCAGCGCATACCGTCACATCAAAGAATTTTATGACCTGGCAGGTGAAGGCGCTGAGCTGCATATCATGACTGTTGCAGACACCGTAACGCTCACACAGGCGGCAGACCTGACGAATGCCAATGGCGCCGCAAAACTGCTGAACGCAGCACAAGGCCGTATCCGTTTATTAGGCCTTACCCGTAAACCTGCGGCTGCCTATGTACCGGATCTGACAGCCGGGCTGGATAAGGATAGCCTGGATGCTATTACCATGGCGCAACAATTAGCGCTGACCTTTGGCGCGGAGTACAAACCTGTACGTATACTGATTGAAGGCCGTGAACTGGATACCGCCAACCTCGCTACCTTAAAAGACCTGCGCACTTATACCGCTAATCATGTTGGCGTGGTAATAGGCAGCACCACTAATGATGGCAGCGCTTCTGTAGGCTTAGTGCTCGGACGTGCAGCCTCCATTCCTGTGCAGCGTAATATCGGCCGTGTAAAAGATGGCGCATTGCCCGTATTGGCGGCATATGTGAGCGCCATCAAAGCAGAAGAGCTTAGTTCCGGCGATCTGTTGCATGACAGAGGCTACATCTTCCTCCGCACATTTGTTGGCCGCTCCGGTTATTATCTGAATGACGACTCCATGTGTGCACCTGTCACAGACGACTACAGCCAGCTAGCTTTGGGCCGTGTAATAGATAAGGCCATCATGATCGCTTATCAGACTTATGTGGATGAACTGAATGATGAGATCACCATTGACGAAAACGGTAAGATCAGCGTGCCTGTTATCAAGTATCTGCAGAGCAGGATCGAATCTGCTGTAAACCTTGCCATGGTGGACGAGATCAGTTCTTTCAGCGCGAACATCGACGCCAGCCAGAATGTGCTGAGCACAGGCAAGCTCACGGTAAAAGCAGCTATTGTACCAGTGGGATACACCAAAACAATAGAAGTCTTGCTTGGTTTCGCTAATCCTGCTTTACAGTAAGCCGTTATTCACTCTAAAAACAAACCATTATGATTTTTGACAACAAAGAATGCACCTGGGCCAACATGAAGGTGGTAGTGCTGGGTAAAGAACTGGTAGGTATCCGTGGTATTAAATACAAGCTGCTGCAGGAAAAGGAACATCTGCATGGCGCTGGTGATGAGCCTATCGGCATTCAACGCGGCAAACGTACTTATGAAGGCGAGATAAAGCTGCTGAAATTCGAATACGATGTATTGGAAGATGCTGTAAAAGCAGCCGGCGGCAGGGATCTGCTGGACCTTACTGCAGATATCGTTGTTACCTATGTGAAAGATGTCACCTCCGCTCCGCGTACGGATATTATCCGCGGCTTCCAGTTCAAGGAATTTGAAAAGGGCTGGGAACAAGGCGCGAAGTTCATGGAGATCACTATGCCTATCGTTTTCATGGGCCTGCAACAGAACGTATAATCACATTGCACGGTCACCTTATTTAAAAACAATACCTATACACTAACATACTATGACAGTAGAAAAACCGGTAGCTATTACCAAAGATCACATTGATGCCTGGAAGCAGAAATATAAAGATGTATTTAAGCTGACAGCTACAGACGGAAAAGTCGGTTATTGCCGCAAACCTAACAGGGACGAAGTAAGTTATGCCATGACGCTGATCACAGGCGATCCGCTGGCTTATCATGAGACCATCCTGAAATCCACCTGGCTGGGTGGAGATGATGAGATTCTAAATGACAAGTCTTACCTGTATGGCCTGGGGGCTCAACTGGACAAACTGCTGGAAGCAAAGAAGGTTGAAGTGGAAAAGCTCTAAGCGAGGCGTCCGGCGATTTTGAAAAGAACCCGTTAGGGTATATTCAAACGCTGTTCGAATATTACCTGCCCCAGGTTGACACCTCGCAGCTGACTGACACACAGTGGGCAGAAAAATTTGCGCAACTGCACGACATACGGCAGCGGGAGTTAAAGGGATTGCCATTACTCTCAAGGTAGAGATCGTGCAAAAAAATAACAAAATGGCAAGAACAACAAGTGAGGAGTTAAATCAAATGGGAGCGGCCGCCGGTTTTGCTGCCAATAGGATCTCCATGCTGCGTGAAACCGCCATGTCAGGTGCGAAGGCCCTGAGCTCGTCCGCAAACGAGCTCGGGGATCGCTTCGCCAAGGGGCCGGCGGTCCCTGGTGGTGCGCCACCGGTCAGGCATGGTTCTTCATCCAGAAACGAACTAACCGGCAGGAATGATTACGGTGATCCTGCAAGCAATCCTGGAAGCAGCACCGGAAGCAGTGCTTCTACTCCGGATTCAGCCCCGGCCAAAGAGGAGAAGAAAGGTAAGGAGATGGACTTTGGCGGCCTTCTGAAACAGGGAACATCCATGTTAAAGATGGCAATGGACCTGCAAGAGACACAGAAGTCCTTTGAGCTGCTTACTGGCAGCGGGTTTAAGGCACAGGAGCTGATGAGCAACCTCCAGAATATGGCCTTTAAAACACCTTTTAGTCCCACTGAGCTGATGAAAGATGCCGAAGCGCTGTTACAATCCGGTACAGCCGCAGATGACGTAATGAAGACGCTTATCCTGCTGGGCGATGCAAGTAATGGCAATAAAGAGCACATGGAGAGCATGGTCAAAGCTTTCGCGGAGGTACAGTTAGGCGGTGTACTTACATCCGATGCATTGAAGGGAATGATAGGCGCCGGTTTTAATCCGCTGGAGGAGATGTCGAAGAAAACAGGCCTTTCGATGGACGACTTAAAGACAAAGATGGAAGCTGGCCAAATAACAGTCGGCATGTTATCTGAATCGCTGGCGTTAGCAGCCGGGCCTGGAGGAGAGTTCTTTGGTTCTATGACTGATCAGAGTAGCACCGCCTCGGGAAGATGGCAGGAGTTCAGCGAACGGCTGGAGGCTGCAGGCACCACGCTTGCATCCGGTCTGTTACCCACCGTAACGATGTTTGTGGATAATGCGCTGATGCCGATGGTAGGCGCCCTCCAGTGGGTAGCCGGCCTGATCTCAGAGCACGAGGAACTATTCGGGATCCTGGCTATGGCCATAGGCGGTGCATATCTTGGTTACCAGGCGCTTACTATGTGGCAGAATCTATCAGCCACAGCGCAGGCGCTGCTTAATGCGGCGATGAACCTTTGCCCGGCAGCGTGGGTGGCTCTGGCTGTGGGTGCCGTTATAGGAGCGGTATTATATGCATGGAACACATTTGCCGGATTCAGAGGAGCTATTATGGGCGCCTGGGAGGCACTGAAAGGCTTTGCGTCATTGATCTGGGATTTTGTTGTAGACAGTATCAAAGGAGTGATCAATGGGATCAGCGGCCTTGGACAGGCGCTTATGTATGTGTTCAAGGGTGATTGGAGCAAGGCATGGGAAACGGGTAAGCAGGCGGTGAAAGACCTGTTGGGAGTAGATGCGATGAAACATGCGGCTGACAATGCCTCCAAATTAGGTACCGCAGTATCTAAAGCATACAATGACGAGATCAATAAGAAACCCGCGTCTAAGCCAGCGCTTGAACCGCCTGCTGCTCCTACCATGGCGCCCAAGGCGGCCGGATGGAGTGTTGCCGCTCCGGGTAAAACGCCTGCATCATCCAGCCTTGATCTTGTGCCGCCTGGCTATGGGCCTGCATCAACAACGAAGCAACCAAGTGCGCTTGATACGCTGAAGAATGCAACACCCGCTAAGACACCGGCCAAACCTGCCGGGCCGGCTTCAACTAAAATGAAACCGGCAACAGAGCATACCGCTGTCAGCAGGGGCCCTGAGCCATCAGGCGGCGGAGGAACGGGCGCCAGGGATAAAGTAGATGGTATCACCAACGGAGGAGCGCGTAGTATCATTATCAACCTGCAAAAGCTTTTTGATAATATAAACATCAGCTCTACCACTATTAAGGAAGGTGTATCGGAGATGGAGGAAATAGTGACAGAAGCCCTGTTGCGTGTTTTGAATAGTGCAAATGCATTACCCCCACAACAACAAGTTTAATCATGGCAATTAGTTTTAACGTACAGAAAATTTTCAAAGACACGTGGGGGTACAACCCCGCGGTCTTTGATGTAAACCCTCAGAATATTATCCGTCAGCCGCAGCAGTCGTCAAAGATGGCTAATTATTTCGGCAGGGATCTTTCGGGGCGCTCCTATTTCATGCCTGTGAAACTAGGGCAATTGGACCTTCCCAACCCGGTGATCAAGGTCACCAACAAGAAAACGCTCGTAGAAACGGCCCTGGTAGGCCGCATAGGTACGGTAAAAGAACTGATAGGGCAGGAAGATTATAAGATCAATATCAAAGGGATCATCATTATGGAGGATAGCACCTACCCGGAAGATATGATCGCTACTATCCATGAGCTTTACAGCAAGAACACCAGTTTAACGATCAGCAGCGCATTAACGAATATTTTCCTGACGGATAACAATAGTGTGGTGATCACAGATATCAGCTGGCCGGAAATAGCAGGCGTGCAGAATGTGAAGACATATGAAATGAACCTGCTCAGTGACAGACCATTTGAACTAATACTTAAATAAATGTTTGTACTTAAATGCAAGATAATAATAGGTAAGTATAAGATGGTGGCCGCCACAGCAGTGAAGATAAAAAGGAGCATCTATTCCTATGTTGACACCGCCTCCATCACGCTACCTGCATCTGCCCGGTTAAAGGATAACGCGGCCAATGTGCCTGCATCTGTTTCAACATCCGCGAACTTCAAGGAATGTGATATGGTGGAGATCTGGTTGGGATATGATAATGAAGCTGATCTTCATCTTGAATTCAGCGGATTTGTGAAAAGGGTGAATGCGGCTATGCCCTGTGTGATAGAATGTGAGGGATACAGCTGGCAATTGAGCAGAAAAAATGTGCATTGGTCAACCGGAAAAACGCCCGAAAAACTGAAAAGCCTTTTGTCAAAAGTGGTGGAAGGAACAGACATCACCCTGAGCAAAGATATACCGGATATGGAGGTGCAACAGATCAGCGAAGGGGATATCAGTGGAACGGAAGTATTAGAATGGCTGAAAAAGAACCTCTACCTCACCGTCTATTTTGCCGGAAAGGAGTTGTATGCCGGATTGGCCTACCTGGATATGAAGGATAAAGGGAAGATCAAATATCGCGTAGGATGGAACCTGGTAAAGGATAACGAGCTAAAGTTCAGAAAGGCAGACGATATAAAACTCCTGGTGAAGATGATCTCCTTTAATAACAAGAATGAGGCTGTTAAAGCCGAAGCCGGCGACAGTAACGGCGCTATCCGGACCATTTTTGCGCAGCATAACACGCCGGCGTCGGAACTGAAGAAAATGGCTGAAAAGAATGTGAAGGAACTGCGGTACGATGGTTATGAAGGAAAAGTAACAGGCTTCCTGGAGCCGTTTGCCCTGCCTGGTTATAGCGTTGTGCTGCAGGATCCAAACTACAGCGAACGGGAAGGCACTTATCTGATTGAAAGCACCGAAGTGAGTTTTGGCAGCAGTGGCGGAAGAAGGATCTGCGAAATAGGCCCTAAAATAAGTAAGTAATATGAGCAAACAACAGTCAAAATTGATTGAGTCGCTCAGAAACCTGAGCAAGGAAAAGGCCACCATCATACCCGCGCAGGTGGAGGAATCAAATAAAGAGACAGGAACCATCGACGTAGTGACCTTTGAAGGCGTGCATGTATATGATGTACGATTACGATCAGTGATAGATGAAGATGGTAAAGGCGTGCTCATATTCCCCGTTAAGGGTAGCAGCGTGCTGATGGCCAGGATCAATAGGAGCGACAATTACATTGTGATCAGCGTACAGGAGCCGGAGCTGCTGAAATGTACAGTAGGTGAAAAATACCTGGAACTGGATAAGGATGGCCTGCAACTAAGCGCCGGTGAGGAGTCGCTGAAGAAATGCCTGGATGATCTCCTGGACGAGATCATAACCATCTATGCCCCCATGAACAAGTCTGCCTTTACAGATATCAAAAACCGATTAGCTAAACTTTTAAAATGATCATATGCCCCTGAACAAAAACGCACTGGAACAAAGTATCAAGAGTGCATTCAAAAACATGAAGGATGGGAATGGCGATGAAGAACAAGCGCTGAATACCCTTTGCAGCAAACTGGCTGAGGCGGTGGACGCCTTTGTTAAAACCGCGCAGATCAATTATATCACCGGCCTTGGTACTCCTGGCGGAGGACCGGTATCAGGAACATTTCAAGGTAATTTATCATGAAAGACATATTGTTAAATGAAGAACTGGACCTGGATATACGGGCCGGTGACCTAAATGCCGGTTACAGCGATCTGCAGCACCAGGAGCTGATATTGATAAACAACCGCGGAAACATAAAAGAGTTTCCCGTAGTTGGGGTGGATGCTTTTGGCTACCTGCAGGATAATGATACTGCGGCTTTGTTACAGGAGATCCGCAAGCAGTTTACAGCTGATGGCATGCGGGTGAAAACGATCAACATTACGGACGATGGCCAGCTAAATATTGATGCAGTTTATGGAGACAATTAATGTAAAACCCCACCAGTGCCTGATGGACCTATCCATGCAGCAGAAGGGCAGTATTAATGCCCTGTTCGACTTTGCAATGGCGAATGGTATTAGTATCACCGATGATCTTACATCCGGCATCGCCTTATGGGTGCCTGATGTGGAGGTCATTGACCGGCGTACACTCCTGACTTTGAAGGAGGAACTGGTAATACCTGCCAACGGCTATACTGTAGAAGACGAAGCCGCCATCAAGGGCGGTATCGGCTACATGGGGATACAGATGGACTTCCGTGTGAGTTAAAAAGTAAAAAAAGTATTATGGCAAGAACAATCACCGAAATACAGGATGATATTATCAGCAGGGTCAGCGCAACAGCAGGGCTGGCTGAGCTGAACAGCACCAGCAAAACAGCTGTATGGCGGATGTGGACCTACATTGTAGCCGTAACGGTATGGGCATTGGAAAATCTGTTTGACGTACACAAAAATGAGGTGAATACACTCATTAATGAAAAGGCGCCGCACAGCCTGCGATGGTATGCCAACAAATCAAAGCATTTCCAATATGGCGCGGAGCTGGTGCATGAAGAAGATTATTATGATAATTCCAATCGTTCTGAGGAGGACGTAGCTGCACAAAAGATCATTGCCTTTAGCGCTGTAGCAGAACAGGAAAAAGGCTTGCGGATCAAGGTGGCCAGGATCAAGGATGACGACCTGGATGCCCTCGATGCAGTGCAGCTGGAAGCATTTGTGGAATATATGAACCGCATTAAAGATGCCGGCGTTAATCCGCTAGTCATAGAAAGCAGGCCGGCAGACAGGTTGCGGTTGTCGCTGAATATCTATTATAATCCGCTGGTGCTGGATAATACCGGTGCAAGGCTGGATGGCACTGATCCGGACCCTGTAGGGAAGAAGGTAAGGGAATACCTGAAGAACCTGCCCTTTAACGGCACCATGGTGCTGGCTTACCTGGTGGATGCATTGCAGCAGGTGGACGGCGTAGTGATCCCTCATATTTCGCAGGCGCGTGCAAGTTATGGAGAGATCTCTCCGATTGCATTTGATGTGAAATACAATCCTGACGCCGGTTATCTCCGGATACTGGATGCAGATGGCCTGCAGATTTCTTATATCCCACAAAGCGTGATCATATGAGTAAGCTATTCGATGTAGATTTCCCCAAACTGGTACGGCTCCTGTTGCCGCCGAGATTGAGGAGGATAAGACATGTGGCCTGGCTACAGGCGTTGACAAATCCTGTGAACTACCTGTACCAGCAATTCCGGCGTAACAGGGATGCAAACCTCTACCGGCTTTATATTACACCACAGGTAGTGTATATGGAAAGACTGCTGAATGACCGGTATGATATATCGCTGCGCAGGATCCGGATCAAGGATGCGTTGGTATATGCGCCTCAGTATATCTATCAGGATCAGGAGCTGAAGCCAGTGTACATCTATCAGGAAGAAGAGAATAACCCGGTATACCTCTTTACAGATGACGAAATAGGGAGCGACTCAGTTGATTTCTATGTGCTGATGCCCTCCGATCTGATCTATAATGAAAATGAAATGACGGCATCGACAACTATAAGCTGGCCGGCAAGCGCTATAAAATTCAAAAAGTATGAACAAAGTAGAACAACTTACAAACCTCGGCGGGTTCCCTATGACCCAGTATACGCTGGACTTTATGCAGCAATCGTACCGGGATGCGCTGGGCGCATTAGCCAACCTGGTGGGCAGTGCTGTGATCGTGTCCGGTATGGAGGAGAACGGCAATATAGTAGGCAATGGCTGGATCAGCTATAATGGAGAGTTACTTCCCTTTACAGGTGGCCCCAAACAATCTACCTGGATCATTGAAGAAGCAACCGAAAACCGGCTTTTTGCAGACCAGGTGAGCCGCACCGTGTATTTTACCCGTAAGGCCAGGTTTGCGGCTGGCGGTATCCCATACAGCAGCTTGCAGCGCATAGACACGCTGATAGGATTAAAAAGCACGCTGGCCGCGATGGAAGCCCGGATCTCACAGCAGATTGACAGGGTATGGAAACGGGGTGATCTCATTGAGATTGATTGCAGCGGAGATTACCTGGCTGCGAACTTTGATGGCAGCGGCCTTGGAAGGAATGAAAGAACCGGATGGGCCATCTGCAACGGCAACAACGGCACCCGCAACCGGGGAGGCAGATTCCCTATTGGTTATGATCCATCCAGGTGGGAATATAACGTGATTGGCAATATGGGAGGCCAGGAAGCAGTGTCGCTGAGCGTTGGACAACTGCCGCCCCATATGCACAAAGGAGCTACCCTGGTATCCGCGCGCGGAAATCCCGACGATGGTGGTGCAAGGGACAACGGCAACAACAACTTTTACATTAACGCAGCCAGGGAGCAAGATCCGAGGTATAGACACACCCTTGATACCACTTATACGGGATCTGGCGAAGCGCATGAGAACCGTCCGCCTTACATTGTTTCCCTCTGGATAATGAAATTATAATCATATGGCAATTCGTGAACGTAATAAATTAAAAAGCTGGTTCCAAACCGGCAATTATCCTACGCAAGACCAGTTCTGGGATTGGATTGACAGCTTTGTACATAAATCTGAAGACAAGCTGGACATTGATAATATAAACGGTCTGCGCAGCCTTGTGGATAATAAGGCAGACCTGGAGGCATTTCTTATCCTGTACCAGCAGGTGCAGGATCTGATAGGGGCCAGCTCAAAAATAGTACGGATGGATGTGTTGACAGCATTATCTGATACAGACCTGAACACACAGTACCCGCATGCGATACCCGGTTTCCAGGTGATCTGTCCTTCTATCATAGGAGGTGGAGAGTTGTATGAAAAGTTTGACAAGACCGGTAACCGCTGGTTCCGGTTATACATGACAAAAGGCATAGTGAATAATCCTGGTAAGATCGCCAGCGTAGAGATAGACTGCTTTGTTTAATTGATCCCGTTAAATGACATGAAATGAACATAGAATTAAAAAAGATAACCTGGGAAGGTGGAAATGAAGCGTTAATGCCACAGCTGATGACGCTGCATGTAAGGAGGACCAGTGACCCTGACGAAGAAGCCAGCTATACCACTATTACAGAAAATCTGCAGGTGCATACAGATGGCACTATATTAAATCCTCCAACGATCAATGATCTGGACGCATCTGAAAACTATACTTTCAGGTTCACAAACAATGATCCTGCCGGAGGAAAATTTGACATCGATTATACAACGCCTCAAACGTTTAAGCTTGTTGCACCGGAAGCAGTATATAATCCGGAGTCGGAGTTGACATATGTTGGCGCGGGCTTCAGGGATGAGATGTTACCCCCTAAGTCAGGTTTTTACTATAGTCTGCAGTATACCACCAAAGATTGGTTTGATTCGGATGAGAAGATAATGCCGGTTGGCGGCGCGCAATGGCAAAGAAAGGATGACCAGGGAGGCCATTATGTATCCTATGAATATGGCGTATTGGAGGTGATGACAGATAATGCGTTCGAGCATGCCATGAAAACAAAGTATGCGTTAGGCGTTCATTTTTATGTAGCTGCTGAAGATCTACCGGCGGCAGGGGAATGGCCGCTGTTATCGTATAAAGTACCTGGCTGGGAGTACGGTGTATATGTATATGTTAACTGTGCAACAAAGAAGGTACACTGGCGGCAGGCAAGTGAGGCCGTTACGCAGGAGATCATCAGTACCAACACGATCAACACTGGTGCATGGAACCAGCTGCTTGTTTTCCGGGACAGCAATATCGCTGCATCACGGATGTGGTTGAATGCCTCTAATGCTTTCACCGGCGTATTTACTCAGGACAGTGTGTACCAGGGACGTCCGGATTTCCTGACCGTGGGAGCAATGAAGGGCATTTTCAGCAGGGTTTATTTTACTTCCATTACAGTAGATAATGCGATCGCGGAGAAGTATCAGCATCCACCATATCCAGTTGGTATATTGGAAGCCCGCTACGACCCGGAGAACAAATATACTATCCCGGCAAAGTACCTGGTGGCAATAGATAATAAGCAGGTTGTTTTCACACTGCCTGCCGATGTACCCCTTGGCCGCAGGGTGTTTTATCTTGAGACCAGTGCTGGCAGGAGCGCTCCGGTGGAGGTGAATATCTCCGACGTACAGAAAATGAATTACCCCGTAACCGTTCATTTTGACCGCAACAGCGGGGAGTATAGCGATGACTTCAAACAGATATTTAATCCAATGGCAAAAGGTTGGGGTGGTATTAACGGTGAGGAAAGCGCCAGTGGCGGCGTAGCGCCAACGCATGTTTATTTTCAGGACAACCTGTTGGTGCTTGAAGCACATGGAGACCAGTACAATGGCCGTTCACAGGGGGTTACAGAAGCGGGCGAGCCTAAACGTCATGATGCGCCGGGAGATCCCTCCCTGGGAGATCCGTGGACCACAAGGGTAGGCGCCGCACTGATTTCCAGAGATTACTATGGTTATGGCCGTTATGTGATGGAAGTAAAATTGCCCCGTGATATGGGGGTTGCGCCTGCACTATGGACATCGCATTATGTAAAGGCCCGTATACAGGATCCGCGCTATGATACAATGGTGGCCCAGGGTTTAACCCCCGGCGGTAATCTGGATGGAGATAGGTGGGTGGTAGCTTATGACCAGGTAAGTATGGAAATGCCTTGCAGTAACGCGATGTATGTCTATTCCACTGTTGAGGAGATGCTCTCGTACGGTTATTATGCTACATGGACCGGCGAACTGGTAGCTGTGGCGGAAGATCCAAGCCCCGGGAATATTGGTACCTGGCGGCTGGATAATACCACAGCGCCGGAATTATTGACAAGCTGGACAAAAATCAGTAACGAGGTGCAGTATATAGCTGAGCCGAGTAAAGACTTTATCCGGTGTAACGCCGGGATAGGCGAGACAGGCCCAGGCAATGGTATTAATTACCAGGGTTATCCTTCCGAAGACGAATATTTTGCTATGCAAACATCCGCTGGAAAAGATCTGTGGGATGGTGCGTTTCATGAGTTCAGGTTTGATTGGTATGCGGACAGAGTAGAGTATTATGTGGATGGACAATTGATCCAGGTGAACAGGCGCTTTGTTCCGGATGCAGCCGGCAGGTGGGCTGTGGGCCTTTGGTTCCCATCGCCCGCAAGTGAAGACTTGCCATGGCGCGTAGATCCCTTTGGTGTTTACGGAGCATGGGCAGGTGCAGCGGCTGACTGGAAATACCAGAAGTTATTCATCAGGCGGCTTGCGCATACGCCTTTCACAGATGAAGAAGCTGGCGGCGCGAACCGCCTGGTGGGTGAGACCTATCCTTTCCAGGGGCGTAGCGGCTACGAGCAACCTCTTCCCGGATGA